GAAGCGGTGATGGTGGCCAAGCTCAACGAAAAGATGGATCATTCCCATGGCTGAGAAGAGGGTCAGCGTCCGCCTCGCGGCCGTGGGCGGACGGCAGGTGCGCGCCGAACTCGAAGGCGTGGGCGAAGCCGGATCGCGTGGCTTCGGACGGCTGAGCCGGGAGATGGAAGCGGCAAACGCCCGGCTTGCGGCCTTCTCGCGGCGGGTGCGGGTCGCGGCTGCCGCTGCCGTGGCCGCCGCAGCCGCTGCTGGCGTGGCGATGATCCGCTCCGGCCTGCAGACCGTCGATGCGCAGGCCAAGCTCGCGCAGTCCCTCGGCACCACCGTCGCCTCGATCCAGACGCTGGAACGCGCGGGCGAGTTGGCGGGCGTGTCGATGTCCGGCATCGAGCAGGCGACGAAGGATCTGACGCGCCGTCTCAGCCAGGCGGCCGCCGGGACCGGCCCGGCTGCCGACGCGCTCGACCGGCTGGGGCTGTCGGCCAACGAGCTGATCGCGCTGCCGCTGGACCAGCGCGTCGGCGCGATCAACGCCGCCATCGAAAGCTTCGTACCCGCCGCCGAGCGCGCCGCTGTCGCGGGCCAGCTCTTCGGCGAGGAAGGCTCCATAGCCATGTCGCGGATCGACACCGCGACGCTGCGCCAGGCGACGGAGGACGTGCTTGCTTTCGGTGTCGTGGTCTCCGAGCAGGATGCCGACCAGATCGAGCGGACGAACGACGCTATCTCCCGGCTGGGGCTGATCTGGCGCGGGTTGTCCAACCAGCTGGCGGTCGCCGCGGCGCCTGCGCTGGAAGCCGTCGCCAACGCCATGGCGGCGGTGGCGAACCGCACCGGCCCGCTCGGCATCGCGATCCGTGGTCTCTTCGACAACATCGGTCGCCTGACCACCTATGCCGCGACCTTCGCCGCTTTCCTCGCGGGACGCTGGGTCGCCGGCATGGCCGCCGCGGCGCTCTCTGTCCGTGGCCTCGCCACGGCGCTCGTCGTCCTGCGCGGAGCGCTGATCCGTACCGGCATCGGGGCCCTGATCGTCGGCGCGGGCGAGCTCGTCTATCAGTTCAGCCGGCTCGTCTCCGGCGCGGGCGGCTTCGGCGAGGCGATGTCGCTCCTGAAGGACCTGGCGGTCGAGGTCTGGGAGCGGATCAGGATGGGTGCTGCCGCAGCGGGTGCCGCCGCCACGGCGATGTTCTTCGACCTGAAGGCCGATGCCGCGTCCAGCATGCAGAGCGCCATTGAGAGCGTCGTCGGCTTCGGGAATACGGCGGCGAACACGTTCGAGGGCGCCTACGAGGCGATCAAGGCGATCTGGGGTCTGCTGCCCGCCGCCATCGGCGATCTGGCGTTCCAGGCAGCGAACAGCCTGGTCGACGGCGTGGAGGCGATGCTGAACGGTGTGGTCTCGCGCATCAACGGTTTCATCGGCGGGATCAACCAGGGGCTGGAAGCGCTCGGCTCGGAGCGCCGCATCTCGCTGGTGCCCGACCTCGACCTCGGCGAGATCGAGAACCGCTTCGAGGGTGCGGCCAGTGCCGCCACGACAGCCGCGCAGGCGGCGTTCGACCGGGCCTTCGAGGACAACCCGCTTATCGCGCCCGATCTCGGCCTGACCGAGGCGGCGAACCGGGCGCTCGAATCCGCGAACCTCTACCGTGGCGCGGCGCGCGACCTGGCCGAAGGGGCCCGCGCGCCGCTGGAAAGTTGGCAGGCGCTGCGCGACGCCGTGCGCGGCACTGATGGGGCCAGTGCCGATGCGCTGACCGAGGCCACAGGTGCGGCCGAGCGGCTGGAGACGGCGCTCGGCGATGCCGGACGGGCCGCGACGGGTGCCGGTGCGGCGGCCGGAGCTGCTGCAGCGGCAGCGGAGCCCGCGACCGAGGCTGCCGTCACCGGCTGGCAGGCAGTCACGGCGGCGCTGTCGGATTACGCCAGCAAGGCCCGCGACATCGGTGGCGACATCGGCCAGAGCCTCGTCGGCGCCTTCCAGTCGGCGGAGAACGCGGTCGGTGAGTTCGTGAAGACCGGCAAGCTGAACTTCCGCGATCTCGTCACATCGCTCCTGGCCGATCTCGCCCAGCTGGCGGCGCGGCGGTTCATCCTCGGGCCGATCGCAAACGCGCTCTCCGGCGTGTTCTCCGGGGCGGGCGGCATTTTCGCCAACGTCCTGCATGCGGGCGGGATGGTCGGATCGGCGGGGCCCTCACGCTTGGTCCCGGCCATGACCTTCGCCACCGCCCCACGAATGCATTCAGGCGGCATGGCGGGGCTGCGCCATGACGAGGTGCCCGCGATCCTGCAACGCGGCGAACGGGTCCTGTCGCGACGCGAGGCGCAGAGCTACGGCGCGGGCGGGGTCAACGTGACGATCATGGCGCGTGACGCCGAGAGCTTCCGGCAGTCGCGCACGCAGGTCGCTGCCGACATCGCCCGGGCCGTGTCGCTCGGGCGGAGGGGCATGTGAGTGCGACCCCGCAAGTGGGAACCGGTTGCGGGGGCCAGAGCACGAACCATGGAGAGACTTGATGGCGTTTCACGAGGTCCGGTTCCCTGACAATATCAGCCGGGGCGCGCGGGGCGGACCGGAACGGCGCACGCAGATCGTCGAGCTCGCCTCTGGCGACGAGGAGCGCAACGCAACCTGGGCCAATTCGCGCCGCCGCTACGATGTCGCCTATGGCGTCCGCCGCGCTGACGATCTGGCGGCGGTGGTTGCCTTCTTTGAGGCGCGGAACGGCCGCCTCCATGGCTTCCGCTTCAAGGATTGGGGCGACCACAAGTCCTGCCTGCCGTCGCAGGTGCCAGCCCCCACCGACCAGCCCATCGGCACCGGAGACGGCACGACGACCGGCTTCCAGCTGCTGAAGCGCTACGCCTCGGGCGGCCAGATATGGACCCGGACGATCACCAAGCCGGTCGCCGGCACGGTGCGCATCGCCCTCGATGGCGCGGAGCAGCTCTCCGGCTGGTCCGTCGACACCACGACCGGCGTTGTCACCTTCAGCGCCGCGCCGGGCGCTGGCGTTGCCGTCACAGCGGGCTTCGAGTTCGACGTGCCCGTCCGTTTCGACACCGACGCGCTCGACGTGACGCTCGACCTCGAGCGGCTCGGCTCGATCACCTCCATTCCGCTTCTGGAGATCCGGCGATGAACGACACCGGCAGCTTCGTTGCGGCCGTGCTCCGAGAGCTCGCGGCCTCGACCGCCGTGATCCTCGCCGCCTGGGGCGCGCTCGGCGGCGCGACGAACGCGCTGACCACGAAGATGCGGCTGCGCGATGCGCTGCGGCACATCCTCCTCGGCGGGCTGATCGCGGCCGGGATGGGCAGCCTCTCCATGGCCGTGATCACGAGCTGGATGGGTCTGCCGCCCGAGGCGATCCCTGCGGGCGGGGCGGCAGGCTCGGCCGCCTATCTCGTCGGCGTCTTCGGTCCGGCCTTCATTGAAATGCTGCTGGCCCGCCTCCGCCGCGCCAAGCAGGGCGACGGCGATGAATGAGCTTATCCGCCTCGCGCGCTCCCTCCGCTGCGACCCTGCCGACCCCCGGCAGGCCTTCGCCCATCGCCTGCGCATCGGTCTCGCCATCGCAGCACTGATCCTGATCCTCTCGCTTCTGAGGTAATCCCATGCACATGACCGACCGGGGCCTGCTGGCCCTCGTCCGGCACGAAGGACTCGTGCCCGGGCCCTATCTCGATGTGAAACAGGTCTGGACCTTCGGCATCGGCCACACCGCCGCGGCCGGGCCGCCCGATCCGGCGACCATGCCGCGCGGCATGCCCGCCGATCTCGATGCCGGGATCCGCGAGGCGTTTCGGGTCTTCCGCGCCGATCTTGCGCGCTACGAGGCCGCCGTCCTGCGTGCAGTGAAGGTGCCGCTGGCGCCGCACGAGTTCGATGCGATGGTCAGCTTTCACTACAATACCGGGGGCATCGCGAAGGCCGCGCTGACCCGACATCTCAATGCCGGAAATCGCGTTGCAGCCGCCGACGCGTTTCTGAACTGGCGGCGACCGGCCTCGATCATTCCGCGCCGGGAGGCCGAGCGCGACCTGTTTCGCCATGGCAGCTATCCCGGCGGCACGATCCCGGTCTGGTCCGTGGACCGCACAGGCCGCGTGGATTTCTCGCGGCCGATCCGCCGACTGACCGAGGATGAGGCGCTGGCGCTGCTGCGGCGGTCGCCGCTGCCGAGGCCGCCGGTCCTCGACCCTGCGCCCGACATGCCGACCGGCTGGCTCGCCCGGCTGGCCGTCTTCTTCGCCACCCTGATCCGGAGGGCCTGATCCCCATGCGCTACGTTCGTCCCAACTCCTTGACCTGGTGGGCAGGGCTTCTCGCTCTGCTGACCGGCATCGCGTCCATCGCGCTG